AGTTTCATCCCCCAGCGTTGCCGTACTAGAAAACCCAGTAGCCGCAATAGTGGCGTTGGCTAGACCACCCCAACCCGTGTCACCCCATGCGCCTTCACTCCAGCCGTTAGCTGCCATAACAGCTACCTTTATGCGATGCGAATAATTGCGCTAGATGCGTTAGCTGTAGGAAACTGGATAGTAAAAGTTCCAGAAGTTGATGTCTTGTCAGCACCAAAATCTAATGCAGCCACAGCAGCATTTGTAGCAGAGCTATTGTAGATCAGTGCGCCACGAGCTGTTATTGTTGCCGTGGTAAAGCTCAGATCTGCAAAATCTGTAAATGCAGTCGTACCAGAAGTAGTTGGCGTTACATTTGTCAGTGTACCGCCGCCAGTTGCGTAGGAACCGCTAGAAGCAATTTCGCCTGTTGTAGTAAACGCAGTGGTAGATGCGCCTAACGTAGCGGTTGTAGAAGACTTACCACCCCCGCCAATCGCGTACAAAGCCAGCTTAAACGTATTACCAGTACCGTTAGTAAAATTATGCGTACCCGTAAGAAGCTGGGACTTAAACGAGGTGCACATTGCTTGAGTGATAGCCATCATATTCTCCTAATAAACAAGTATGCTATTCGCAATTATAACTTATTTTTAAATCATGTAAAGTTAATCAGCGATTTAGCAAGATCTTCTTGTCCATATTTTCGGACTTCTTGTATAATAGACGACCGTTCTTCTCGTCGCGCTTTTACTATATACTCATAAATTACGTTTCGAAGATTTTCCCTAAACGCTTCTGCTTGTAACCTTATTGGCTCAGGAGCCGAATTAGATACAGAAATTAATTTATCTAAAGCTAATTCAGTTAATTGTTCAGAAGATAACCCACCTTCATTAGATGTCATAACACCTACAGAAGTTACCGTTATACCAGCACCAACACTAACCATTTTTATTTTCCTTCTTTTTGTAAGAAACACCTTCTATATCGTGACGACCAATTAATACAGGTTCTGTAACTACATCAATAGGTTCAGGTGATTCCATTTTGGATTTATTAGAAATAATAAGAGACCCTTCGTGAAATTTTTGTACTAAGGGGTCTTCAAGGCGGTGATAGCCGTATAGTTTTTCTTCTGGAGGGACAGCAGTATCTAGTAAAGAAGATGAATGCGCAACTTGAATAGCTATTCCTTTTGTTACCGCAACAGCGCACCAAAATTCTACACAAGCGCGACCTGCTTCAGCAAAATAAATATTCTTCTTATAAGAAAAGTCAATACCGTAAAAAGAAATTTTCTTTACTTTATTCGCGATAGCAAAAGCAACAGCATACGCAACAGTATTATTAAAATAACAATACCCTAAAGAAGTGACTACATCTTGTAGAGGAAAGTCTACAATTTCAGGGACTCTTTCATCTATTTGACAAGAATATATTGGACCTTTATTAGGTGTTTCTAATAAAAACTCTCTTGCAATACCCGTTTGCGTTCCAGCTTTTTCATCATCTAAAAACCTAGAAGCGGGGTCCATCATAAATGTACGGTCTACATGAAAAATACCACCAATACTATTTATACCCCAAATTTCGTCAAACTGTTCTGAATTTATTCGAGCCATAGTATATTCTGCAATAGAACTACCTAGCCCTAATATAGCAACTGATTTATTCTTTAACCTCTTGTCCACTGTTAAGACCTTCCGACTGAGTTAGATTAAGCACAAAATTACCTGATAAAATTACACGACCTTCTTTACAATCATCGGTGTAATGCGACAAGTGTGACGGGAAGATTAAAAAATCACCTTGCTTAACCTCCACTTTAGTGTACACAGGATTTCCGTACACAGTGTCAAAAAAGGTTAGCTCTGTGTAATCATCAGGGACTTTTAAATAAGTTGATACAGAGTATTCAGGACTAATTAAACGTCCAGATCCGTGAGAATGAGGCTGCACAAAACTATTAGAAGAATACCAAGCCACCCATGCATCCTTATACTGACAAGTAACATCAAAATCTACTCTGTTATCGTTGTGTAACGGAGGGTATTTTAGCCCAAAAGAAATAATTGTTGCTGTAACTCTGTCTGCAAATTTTTGAAAAACAGGGGCAAAACTTTCGTCCTTGAAAATTTGCCAACCCGTTCTGTTCGTGTTTTTTAAGTTACAGTCTACTTCCTCTACAAAAGGTCTAGCCTTTTCTTCTAACTCATCACAAAGAGTTTGGTTTATAGACCCCTTTATAACATGTATAGAACCAGGGACTTCCACAAGAGAAAAGATCTGTCTTTTTAACATGGTCAATCTCGTGCTAGAGGAAATTTATATTCAGGCTACGTCTCATTTTTTGATCCGTACATGTTGTGCTGTTGTGAACAATATTCCCATCAAATATGATAGCACGGTTCGCCACGCTTTCAACAACAGTCTCTTCTGCCAATCGAGTAAACCCATCACAGGTATTCAGATAAAGGAGAAAAACTTTATGTTCGGTGTCGTAGTCTATGTGAGGTTTATGTTCGCGAATAGTATCTGTTCTTGGGAAGAAATTTGCTTTAGCGCGAATTAAGGCTTTCACATTTATTCTATCTAAGATAGGCAAGATTAACGGCTCAAATAAATCTGAGGTTATTTTATAGTGTTGATAAAACATGTGGGTGAAATAATACCCGTCTTTATCACTTGGATCAGCAACACTATCACTGAAAAAAAGAGGTACGTTGCTTGAAGCAAGGATTTTATATGTCTCAAAAACTTCTTCTGGAAAAAAGTTGTCAATTACTTCACAAGTCATTTATGTTTTTGGTGCTCTCACCAACCCCGTTCTATAGGCATCGGTGTTCTCTACAGCTTCGCCGTAGTTTTTCAAGCGTTGTGCCGCTTCTATAAAGCGGTTCTGATACATCGCCATAACATCTGCCTCACCCTTCATAAACGTATAAGCCTCAATTAGCGACCCATACAACAATGCGTCTGGCGCATTCGTGCCAAACCATGACGTACCATCGGTTGTTTCTGTTATTGATTGTGGTCGATAGTAGTAATGTAATTCAACATCATAATTATCATCTGGTGTTGGCGCAAGAATAAAATTGTTTACGTCAAAAGTTGAATAGTATCGAGGTGCACCAGTAGTGGCAGGATTAGGGTTGAACTCTTGCAGAAAGTTCACATCCTTCTGCAACAAAAATACTTTTTCGCTGTCGCCATTAGTATAGGACAAGGAAAAACTCGCCAGATAATCAGTGGGGATAGATAGATACTGGTTACCTGATGCCATGCTTGCAGTTACGTTTTTCCTAAAGTAGTCAAGCTCAATGAGCTTCAGCAGCCTCTCTTCGGCATTTGTGATGAAACTATCAAGGTTGTTCACAAAAGTCGTTTCCGTGTTTTGTGTGTAGTCTTGAATGGCTTGCTTTAATGTTGTGTATGTGTAGCTCATGACGTGCTCACCGTAACTGTTCCTACCACGGCTCTTGCCGAAGGATTACTTTCATATACCAGAGTTGTCAGATTAAATACAGGGAACGTAATTGTTTCTGACATAATATTTTGCGTATCGGGTCGTGCATTTTTTAGAGCTTGAGCATCAGCTCGTACATGAATAGGTTCAAGCTGTGGGTGCTTTGGTTCGTACTCATCAGGACCTACAAGCAAACCATTCCACTCTTTCCGCATCTCACGCAAGCGATAACGGAATCCAGAACGATCCGAAATACCCCAAGCGTTTGCTCCTACTGCGAAGTTACCCATTAGTTCACCGCATAATATCTAAGGTTTGGCGAGACTTGGAAAGTAGAGCGATCTCGATCCTCTGTTCTCGCCCTATCAAACTCTTCTTCATATACCGCTTTAAGCAGCGTGACGCGATCTGGCGCACGCTTCATGGACAAGTAATACGCTAACCCAGCCGCTAGGCATGGATAAAACCGAAATGGAACCTCAACCGTATTGGTCATGGTATCAGCGTCTTCTATACGAGTTAGTGCGTCATAAACAACAACATCAGTGCTGTTTTCTGGGGTTGGCCACACTTTAAGGTTAGGTGTGATCTGCCGATCCAAGAAATATTGTGTCGGGCGGCTTTCAGTGCTCTTGTTTGGAATAGCAAGATACTCGTCTCGACTCAGCCTATCCATTGTAAGATCGGTGCTATCGCGCCGTAGAACAGCGGACATGATATCAATTACATCCGTTCCTAAAACATATTCAGCCGTGCCATCAACCATGGTTACTGTACGCTGTGTGATTGTCCACTGGTTCAGTCCACGGTTTGCCCAGTCTGCAAACAGTAGGTTCAACGATCTTTTGGCTGTTTTTAGGTCATAGCCTGTCCTAACTTCCAAGCCACAACGCTCAAAAGCCTCTTCGATGTAGTCCGCTACATCTAACTCAAAATTTGTTGAACCTGAAGTTGTCATTACATCATGCCTTTAGGTTTGCGTACCACCATCGGACTTTGCATAGCTTGACCAAGACTTTGGGCAAAAAGATTTGCTCTGTTGACATCAACATTGCCGCCCATTTGAAAGCCCATTGCCATAGATTTCCGTGGGCTTACCATGCCACCGTCCATATAACCCTTTTTACCTTTTTTGGATTTGCACTTCATGACTTTCTCCGTTTCAATGATTTAACACGTCTTGGCTTCCCCGCTGGTTGCCCTAAACGCTTCTTCTGCGCTATTCTACTACGTTTTTCCGCAGTTGTCATTTCTCCTGCGGTCTTGGGAGTCTTTTTACTAACCCGTTTGGTGGGGCGACAATATGGAGTACCCCGTTTCTCACCTTTGCTACGCCCACATGCTTTCCCCGTGCGGACGTCCTTCCATTCCTCTTTGAACCACCTCTTGAGTGCCGCACCTTTTTTAGTCTTTCTCACAGCCATTAGTATGTCTTACCCTTGCGCTTAGTTCCGCGTGTCTTAGCCTTAGAAGATTTACTTTTTCCTCCAGTCCCCCAGTTTTTAGCTCCCACCTTTCGGCATTTAGCAATCGCGCCCGAAGCATACGCAGAGGGAAAGACCTTATATCGTGCTTTAACTTTTCGATAACATGCATCTTTTGCCACCTTGCCGCCTCCTTTGGTAACCTGTTGGCTGGTTTGGGATCTGGTAATTGCCATTAGAGCAACTTATCAATGCCAGCAGCAACTATAATCAGAACAACAATGCCCCACAGCCTGTTATCCAAAGCCTTTAATTGCTCTTGGATCGCAGCATAGCGGCGGGTGCACTCTTCTTCGTGCTTTTCCAATTGTTTCAATACATCACGCGGGGTCATTAACATCTCCATCTTTTACGGGCTTGGCAAATTCTCTTATTAGGTGTCTT